ATTAGCAACGGGGTTGTGTTATCCGATACCGTATTTATCAGAGTTTTTTGATATGAGAATGGGTGTGATAGACGGTTTGGTTATCAATAAAAAAATTAAGAAAAATAAGAGATTTGAAGTTGCACTTAATCTTGTGGATTATTTAATGACGGAAGATACATTTGACTATGATTTCCTGAGCTGTAATGTCTCCAGCGATTCTTTGGAAATCATTCAGGCATTGGAGCGTAGAGGTTTTTATTATGCAGAGGGTTTCAATAATATGGTGGGTTCATTGCCAACGATATGTACTCCTATCTTTGGTGATACTATTATCCGAGAAGCCGAAGAACAAGATTTCTCTAAAATAGAAGAGAGTTATATGAATAGTGATTTTCCAAGTCGCTTTGCAAGTGATAATTTTTTTGATACTGAAAAGTCCAAGCGATTATATGTTCAGAATTTTCGTACTACCTGGGAAACTAATTCAGGTAAAGTCTGGGTAGCGGAAGTGGATGGTAAATTTGCTGGAGCATTGATAGGGAAGATAGATGGGAGAGTGAAAGAAAGTGTTGATGTAGTGACAAATGCAAGAGCGGGGATGGGAATAATTGTTGATCCTAAGTTTAGAAATCAATCGGTGGCATGGCAGTTATTAGATGAAAGAGATAATTGGTATAAAGATCAAGGAGTTATATGGCAGATATTGGGAACTAATATTTCTAATGTTCCCATGATTCGATTAATGGAAAAGAGAGGATTCCGTCATGCGTCAACAACTATAACAATGCATAAGAACTTTTAATAATAAGGCAAAAACCCGGGAAATAATTATATTGGAGGGTTAGAGATATGCCAGTTGATAGCAAGAGTATTTTTTATAACCAGAGAGTGGGTAGTTGGGCGACCATCGCTGATATCCTTGAGGGTGAGGATGTGGTGAAGGCAAAGGGTGAATTATATTTACCTAAACTAAAGGGTCAAAAGGCGGCGGATTATAAAGCGTACATAAATAGGGGCAGCTTCTTTAATGCCTTTGCGAGAACGGTTCAGGGTCTTAGTGGCGCGGTGATGAGAAAGCCAATTATCGTTGAAGTCCCAAAGTCTATGGAAGAATGGTTGGAGAGGGTGACACTGGATGGTTTGTCTTTTAAGGATGTGGCTAAACTTGTTGTAGATGAACTTCTCATTTATGGTTACTTTGGTATCTTAGTGGATATAGAGAATAAGGCAGATATACACCCTTATTTGTCACTTTATAATGCGGTGAACATCTTCAATTTAAAATATGATTATTTAAATGGAGATTTTAAGCTAACTCGTCTTGTACTGGGAGAGTCGGAATTCGTAGAATCTATGGAGGATAAATATGTACAAGAGGAGGTTGAGCAGGTTAAAGTGTTGGAGTTGGATGAAGGAGGCTTTTTAGTAGTATCTAATTATAAGAGGGTAGAGAAAAAGAAAGCGAGTGATGATGAATGGGTATTGGTTGACAAACCTATAATGCCAAATATTAGAGATAAGCGGTTTGACTTTATCCCTTTTCAATTCTTTGGGGCAATGGCTAATCTGCCTATCCCGCCGAAGCCACCGTTGATTGATGTGGTGTGGCAGAACTTACAACATTGGCGCTTAGATGTTGACTATCATCATGGATTGCATTTTTGTGCATTGCCAACTCCTTGGGCCGCAGGGTTTAAAAAAGATGCAAAATTATATATTGGCCCTGAAATGGCTTGGGTATCGGAGAGGCCGGAGGCGCGGTGTGGTTATCTGGAGTTTTCCGGTGAGGGGTTGAGGGCAATTAAGGAAGCAATGGAGAATTCCGAAAGGCGTATGGCAGTGTTGGGTGCCCGTATGTTAGAACAACAAAAGAAGGCAGTGGAGGCCGCTGAGACTCACCGAGTAAGATCCTCTGGTGACTCTGCCACTCTGGGCTCTATTGCGAATGCCGCCGAATTAGGGTTATTGGAAATTTTAAGGATTGTGGCAGATTGGATGAATCAGGAACCAAGTAAAATTACAGTAACAATGAATAAGGATTTTGTCAATCAAAAGTTAACCAGTCAAGAGCTTACTTCCTTACTTGCCGCAGTGCAAGCAGGCCGTATTAGTATGGACACCTTTCTGCATAATTTGAAGGTTGGGGAGATTTTACCGGAAGATAGAACGATTGATGAAGAGAAAGAAATGATTGAGGCTGAGGGCTATGAACCTTTTAATGAAGAAGAGGAGGAGGAAGGTGAAGAGGAAGAAGAACCAGAAGAATAAACTACAAGTGATGGATATGGCGAATGAAATGAAGATGTGGTGTTTATGTAAAAAGAGCGACGGGAAGCCAATTAAGATTTGTGTTGATACTGGGTACTATGATGTTTACGCTGTTGGCTTTAGTACAAAAAAAAGTCTCATGGCAGCGATATATGGAGAGGCTGAGTATGATGAAGAGGTTAAACGTATTACATTTAACTATTAGAGGTTATGAATGAATAAACAAAAAGTAGAGTTTACAATAGATTTAGATGATCGTGATAGTATAAGGGATGTATGTGTTGAGTTGAGAGCTTATCTTACTTTATTATCAGCCAAGTGGAGAAGAATGGATATAACTTTTCCAGATGAGGTAGAAAATGGCAAAAAAAGGCGTACCAAAACGTGATGGAAGTGGCAAGGGCAGAAGGGCTAATCAAGGCCGCGGTGGTTGTAGCAAGACTCAAAAGACAGGCAAGGGGAGGAAGTAAACACTAAAATAACAGGGTTTTTATAAAACTATATATCTTTATATTAAAAAATAGAGAACATTGATTGTCGCCTATGTTACGGCTGTTTAACAGCATATTTATAAGGGAATAAAGATGCCGATATACGAATTTAAATGTAGGAAATGTGATGTGACATTTGAGAGGCTTTGTTTCCATGCTACAAAGCAGGATCTTATCCCCTGCCCAGTTTGTAAGGGAAGGACAGAGAGGGTGATGTCGATATTCTCTGCTGCACCAAATAATTACGGAAAAGAACGATCGCCGAAAGCTTGTGATACATGAAGTTGACATATAACCAACCGGGAGTTGGAGATGATAAAAGATGAAAACTGGAGTCGAGAAGTTACTGGATTCAACCATTAGGGCACAGGTCAACCTTGATCGTTATGGTCAAGGATTGAGCAAAAAAATTGTCGATATTCTAAGGAAGGCTGAAAAAGAGATGGTTGATGCTATATTGATAGCCGACCCCACTGCCCCTCGTCTTACTAAATGGAAGAAACGAAGGTTGATGAAACTTAGGAAACGAGTTAGTAAGGACATCCTTGGGCCAAGGTATAGTCAGATCAAGCAAGTGCACCTTGAGGAGTTGAATAGACTGGCAACAATAGAGCATGCCAGAACAATCAAGGCTGTTAATAATGCGATAGGGGTTAATATCTTTGATGTCACCCTGACTCAACGAAATCTTAAGTCTATTGCTACCAACACTATGATAGATGGACAGATTGTTGGTGGCTGGTGGAAAGAAAAGGAGATAAGTTTTAGGAAGGATTTTGGCAAACAGATGGCCGATGCCATGCAAAAGGTTGAATTAGGATTGGTGAGTGGTGAATCTGTTGGCGAATTAGTTAAGAGGGTGAAGGAAACTGCTCTGTTCCCTGGAATGATGAAAAGTGCTAAGCATCAAGCTACTGCCCTGGTAAGAACTTCTGTGATGAGTGTGGCCAGTGAAACTCGTAAAGAGCTATATAAAGCCAATGAGGATTTGATTAATGGTTATGAGGTTGTAGCTACACTTGACAAACGCACGACTCCATTATGCCGAGCATTGGACGGTAAACATTATACAATAGACTTTAAACCAATAGGCCATGATTTTGATTACCCTGGGGGACCTCCATTTCATTGGCAATGCAGAACTGCGATTGTGCCTTTGTTGAAAGGTTATGACGAGTTGGCTGGTCCAGAGAGTAAACTCTCCAGAAAGCAACTCAAAGAACTCAATAAACTTGACAAAACACAAAGGGTATCCATCAGTTATATAAAAGATCCAAAGGGAATTGGGCAACCTGTCTCTGCTAACTTGACTTATGATAGTTGGTTGAAAAAGCAACCTAAAGTTACACAATTGGACATCCTTGGCCCTGGACGATATAAGTTGTGGAAAGAGAATAATTTGTCTATGTCTGATTTAGTAAATAATGCTGGTAGGACTTTAACGTTGGATGAATTGGCTGGGGTAGAGGGAGTTGAGAAAGATTCATTATGATGAACGTAGAATTCGCAAGGGAAATAGCAAAAGAGTATAAAGGCAGTTTATTAAAAGATTTGATAATGGTTTATGTAAAACCTACTTTGGGTTCGTTAACAAAGGTTGGAAAGAAGCATAATTTACGTCCAGATCGCATTAGTCCTTTGTTTAAAAATTGTTTTGGTATTGGTTTTCGTGATAGATGGCACCAAAAAGGAAGGATAAAAAATATAAATCATCATAGAAAATTTCGTCATAAATTGGTTAAGAAGTATGGTAAAGGTATTTTAAAAGATTTAGCAATGTTATGTAAAAATGTGGACTATGATTTATGGCATGTCGCTAACAAATATGCTTTGACAAATGAGCGTATAAGGCAAATATTTAATAAACTTTATAAAAATAGGATTAACTATATAGAGGTGAGAAAAAAATTGCATCTGGAAAGGATCAAATTGCCAAAATATAGAAAACATCTTTTAGCAATTTTAAAAAGAAGAATTAACTATCAGATAGGGATATCGTTTAGTAATTGGGTTATAAAATACTTAACTATTGATGAGAAACCTATAAAAGGAGATTATGGATTACTAATGGTTAAATGTACGTATTGCGGACGTTATTTTTATCCATGCTATAGTGAGGTTTTGTCGCGTTATCAAGTTTTACAAGGACAATTGGGTGGAGAAGCAAGATTATATTGTTCGGATAATTGTAAACAAGCTTGTCCAACATTTAATAGGCAAATGTACCCTTTAGGATTTAAAGAAGCTTCAAGCCGAGAGGTTCAACCAGAACTTAGGCAAATGCGTTTAGAGGTTGATAATTATACTTGTCAAAAATGTGGTAAAACAATCGAGGAAATAGAATTACATTGTCATCATATAATTGGAATTCATTATGAACCTATTGAATCTGCTGATATAGATATGTGTGTTACTCTTTGTATTGATTGCCATAAATGGGTTCATCAGAATGTTCCGGGATGTAGTTATTCTGATTTAAGATGTATCCCCGAAATGTTGCAAGAAGCAGTAATTTACTAAAAAATATGAAGGCCGTCATTTTTCTCTTGATTTTTTTGTAAAAGTAATATATGAGTATATTTAGAACCTAAAAAATTTAAGGAGTAAAATATGAAAAGAAAGATTACGGGAGAACAGTGGGAGAAGTTGAGTGAGGAGTTGCAAGCCCTTTATAAGAAAGAGGGCGACGGGAACTACTACCTCGAAGTGGATGAATCCGATGCAATAAAGGCTGAGAAGGATAAGACAAAAGAATTTAGGACTTCCAATATTGCCTTAAAGAAGCGGGTTGAGGAGTTCGAGAAAAAGTTCGGTGACATTGATCCTGATAAGTACAAAGAGCTTGAACAGAAGTTACAGAACATTGAAGATAAAAAGCTTTTGGATGAAGGGGAGATTGACAAACTGGTGGAACAAAAGACTGAAAGGATGGTCCAAGATTACGAGGCAAGGATCGAAGCTTTGACTACTGATAATGATCGGCTCAATGGTGAATTGGGCACAGTGAAGGAGCGGCTGAACTCAGAAGTGATTGATAGCCGGATAACGAAAGCGGTGTCTGATGTCGGTATTGTTCGAAAGGGAGCAATGAAGGACATCATTAATAGGGGGCGAGAGACTTGGCAGCTTGGCGATGACGGCAATCCTCTTGCAACAAAGAGCGATGGGACACCTTTGTATGGCAAAGATCCAAAACAACCCTTGTCGTTTGCGGAGTGGGCAGAAGGACTGGTTACTGACGCTGCTTATCTCTTTGAACCAAACGAGGGGGTGGGGAGTAAGGGTGGTAAAGGAAGTATTTCGTCTGGATTGAATAAAGACATGGCAAATTTGCCAGCAACAGAGAGGTTAAGACTCGCACATAAATTAGAAAAGACAGCATAGAGTAAGGAAAGAGAACCTGTCCCTGGGGGACTGGGTTCTTACTAATTAACCTCCTTTCACGGAGTGAGAGGCAGGGAGCTCGGGGAGCTTGAATAAAATTTTTTTTAAGCTTCCTGAGTTTTTTGTCTTGGGAAGTAAATTCGTGAATAGGAGGTTTTTTATTATGGCTCTAACATTAGTAGAAGCAAGTAAAATAGCAATGGGCAAGGATCAAGTGATGTTGGCAACTATAATGGAGCTTTATGCTCGTGGTTCAGACATCACCGCCAACCTGCCATTTGACAACATTGGTGGAGCGGCTGAAGTGTTCTTGAGAGAAAAGTTGTTACCGAATGTTGGATTCAGGAAGATCAATGCTGGTTATACTGAAGGGACTGGTAAAACAGACCGTATCACAGAGAATCTGGCCATTGCCGGTGGTGATCTGGATGTTGATAAATTTCTGGTAGATACAGGTGGTGACAATCAGCGGTCTATTCAAGAGGCGATGAAAATCAAGGCCCTGTCTCTTAATATTGCAAAGACAGTGGTAAAGGGCTCAACAATTACTACACCTGAGAGTTTTGACGGTTTACAGTCAAGGATGGGTACGGCAGAGACAACGACTTGTATTAAGAATACTGCTACAGCGGCCACTTGCGGTGCATTGCATTTAATTCGCCTTGATCAGTTGATTGATGCAGTGGAAGATCCTACCAACCTCATTATGAATAAACAGATGAGGCGAAGGTTGACAGTTGCCGCTCGTACGGCTGGCGTTGGTGGTTACATCACCTATGATGTCGATGCATTTGGTCGTAGGGTAACTAAGTACAACGATTTGCCAATTCTTATTGCTGATAAGGATGAGACGAATTCTGATATCTTGCCATTTGAAGAGCTCGGTGGTTGTTCGGCGGCTGGTGCTGGTGGTCTTGGTTATTGTACTTCGGTCTACTGCGTCAGTATGCAGGAGGATGGTCTGGTTGGTTTGCAGAATGGTCCGATGGATGTCAGGGATCTTGGTGAAATTGAAAGCAAACCAGTTTTCCGAACCAGAATTGAATGGTATATAACCATTAGCATTAGGCGACCTTATGCTGTTGCGAGACTTTCTAATATCTCCGACGCCGCGGTGACTCCGTAATAAGGGTAATCCGATGGCAGTGGTTTTAACAATAACAATACAAATATTAGGAATAGGAGGTTTTAGTTATGGGTTTAAATGCAATTGCAAATAGAGGGAAATTAGTCGATGCGGAATGTTATCTGCATGGTACTCCTGGGACACCAGTTTCGATAGGTGGTCGTAGGGCGACTGGTGTAACAGGTAACGGTTATGGAGCGACGGGTATTGGTGGAGCCGCACTGATTTTTGATACAGGTGGTGGGTTTACTAATATGAATTTGATTATTGATCTTGCAACGGCTGCAACTTTGGCAACTGAATCATATTATACATTTCATGTCCAGATGTCGGATGGGGCGGCGATGGCTACACCGATTATTGATCGTCCTATTTTGGCTGTTGGTAGTGCTCCGGCGGTCGGTCAGACGGAGTTTGGTGGGACTCAGTATACAAGGGCAGTTAATAGCCATGGTAATGGCACTCTACGCTTTGTGCTTCCTATCAATAATGATTTCGGTGGTACCTGTTATCGTTATCTTAGGTTGTTTCATGAAATAAAGAAGTTCACAGCAGCTTCTGTAGATTTCGGTCTGATGTATTCTGCCTGGTTAACAGTAGAGCCGTAATAGGACGGCAACTTTTGTTGGGGTTAACAATAACAAGAGCAACAAGGTGAGTTGTTATATTCTCACCTTGTTGCTCAACGGGAATGGGAGGTAGAAAAAAGCTATGAGAACAGCTTATGATAGAACCGGGAAACCTCATGTATTTAAGCAAGATATTGACGCGCATGATGCTATAAAGGCAGGCATGTTATTTGAGCTTCCTCCAAAGGGCATGAAAGTTGAGAGGGAAAGAATTAATAAAGATGACATAACGGCGCAGGAACTGGTCGATTATGCGAAGAAAGAATTTGATGTTGATCTTGATCCTTTGATGCGCTTGGAGATGCTGAAAGGGGTTATCGAGGATTTGGAGAACCCTAAACCATTAGATGAACCAGAAGAAAAAGAAAAAAAGACTCTAAGAAAACGTATTAAGCATACAGCAGTTAAAAAGTAAATACGAGGAGGTAGTTTAATATCATGTCAGTCACCAAGAAAAATAGCCAAACGGGAATGGTCACATTGGCGGCATGTATGATGATGAAAGACGAGGAAGAAAATCTTCCAAGATGTTTAAAATCAATTCGTGACATTGTTGATGAAATCGTAATTGTAGACACTGGCTCCACCGACAGTAGTGTTGAAATTGCCGAGTCGTTCGGCGCTAAAGTTTACTCCCATCCATTTGAAGGCAAGGTAATCGATGATTTTTCTAAATACCGTAACCTTGCCTTTGATTATTCCACGAGCGATTGGAACATTGTGATAGATTGTGACGAAGAACTTTTTGTTGCACCCGCTTTCAATGCTCTAAAACTAAAACAATTTCTTTATAGTATCCAACACCAAAAGGATCTTGTTGCTTCTGCCATTAAAGTTCAAGATATGCAGAAAGGCAAGATGGTGATGGAATTCAACTCCACCAGGCTCTTTCAGAAAGATAAGGCTTGGTATCAAGACATTGTTCATAATGCCCCACAGATACGGAGTAAACTGGGAGCTATGTTCTGTCCTTTTATTAAACTTCAACATTATGGCTATGATCTGACCCCAGAGCAGAAGGAAAAAAAGAGGATCAGGACAACCAGCCTACTGATGAAACGGTTAGAGATAAATCCGGAGGACTGGAACGCTTACTTTTACCTTACACAGGCTTATGCGGATGATGGGAATTCAAAGAAGGCAGTGGAGTATGCCGAGGAATATCTGAAGCATAAAGAGGAACTTCGTTCTACTAATAATTTTAACAAGTCTATCTATTTCACCGCCGCTCATCACTATATGCGTATAGGTGATAAGGTTAGATCGAAGGAATTAATTTTAGAGGGATTAGAGGAAGTCCCCGGTGATCTTGACCTCAGCATGTGCTTGTGTGAATATGGGGTGTGGACTCGGGACACTTCGTTGATTGCAATGGGAGGTCGTCAGTATGTAGAGTCCTATGAGAAATATATGAAGGATGACTCTGCAAGGGCTAACCGGTTTATTTATTCTATGAATGGTTACACTTATGCTTATGCTCTCTTCTATATGACAGCGAGTATGTTAGGGGATGGGGTAAAGTTTTTGCATCATTTGATAAAGAATGTTGTCCCTAAATTACCTAAGGATGAAGCCAATCAAGTAATGACAGATTTGAATTCTGCACTAAGGCAAAACTTTATGCAAAAATTTATACCAGACAGGGAGGCTAAACCAATAAAAATCTTAAACGTCAATAATGGAAAAGTGGCGGCAGGAGCTTAATTATGATAGTTAATACTGATTATATCCGAGAGAAGATAATTGAGGTGTGGCCAGAAATTGATGGAACTCGTATTATACCATGGGACCCGAAGTATTGGCTTATACCGGAGGCACAAATCGGGTTGTTGCTGGAAAAGTCATCAATCCCTGATATGGATTTTATCCCGGAGTTTAATGACTGCGATAATTTTGCTCTGCAATTCCAAGCAGAGACAAGGCGAAAAAGATATTTGGCATGGAAAGGTGGTAATTTAATTAAAGATGAAAGATATCCTGTAGCGATGGCTATCGCTTGGGGTTCGATGTGGCGAGGGATAAGTAAAAATCATGTAGCCAATCTTTTTGTTTGTCAGGAAGGGGTTTATTTAGCAGATAGCTCGCCAATGGAGAAACGTTATTGGAAAGCGGATGCAGATAATGATAATATTTTAACGATGGATTTTAGATAGGTGATGATATGAAAAAACTATTTGTTATTTTACTTTCTATTCTGTTCTTTTCTGGTTGTGTTACCCTTGGGATTGATCAGAATAAAATTACTCAATTAGAGAAGAAGATCGCGGAGTTAGAGAAAGGGCGTTATTCGACTGAAGGTGCCGGTTATAATTTTTATCCTTTTACCGCTATAAGTGGAGGGGGAACTGGCTCTGTAGATAAGGTAACAGGATTGGCAGATAAAGATGTTGGTTTTGTAGCATTACAAGATGATGGCACGTATGGTGCTGGTGATAATCAAGGAAATGCTGTTTTCTTTTACACGCATGACGCAGGGGCTTCAGCTGGCGATAACTACCCTTGGTCTATAGACTCAGGTGATGCCGGAACTGATTGGGAATTAATGACAGGTATCTTTGCCGGAGCTTGGCTCTATAATGATTTACGTATGGCGGATACTTATTCAATTAAAACAGGGCCTGCTTCTGCTGATTACTTTTCTGTAGAAACTACTGATGATATAGGGGGCACACCTGGTCAAGTTGAAGCTATGAGACTTACTACAGCAGGTACAGGTGATGCGCCACTTATGGAGTTGGGTGATTCGGGGACAACTTCTCCAAAGGTTGTCGTCTATTTGCAAGCTGGCCCAGATGCAATGGCAAATGAAGGGTATTCGGGAATTGTTATTACAGGGTTAAACGCTGGTGAAGCGATACCACAAGGAAACCTTGTTTATTGGCACGCTACAGATAAAGAATGGCATTTAGCCGATGCTGATGATGCTGCTCATTTCCCTGCAAGGGGGGTAGCTTTAGGAACTGGTGAAAATGGAAGCCCTTTAGATGTGTTAGTCCAGGGTGTTATGAGGCATGATGATTGGACTGGTGGTGGAGACGGTTGGACGGCTGGGGATACTCTTTATCTTGACGATGATCCTGGCGATAACGACAGTGTAGATGATACAGCACCCTCTACAGCAAATGATTGTGTCCAAGTTGTAGGGTTTGCTTTGACCGTTGATGAAGTGTACTTTAACTTTTCCGGCCATTGGCTGTTAGTGGAGTAATGCTATGAAAAAATATCTAATTATACTTTTGTTGTGTTTGCTTCCCCTGCTTGTTATGGGGGCTGTCGATACCTGGGACGGGCAAGAGGGTGTGGACACATGGGATGGACAGACAGGGGTTGATACGAGTGACGGGCAGGAACATGCGAATGCAGGATGTGAAACTATTCACAAGAACTACGAAACGGGAGGTGATTCCGATACTGTTTTTGGGGCAGGGATGTGTGATTGTGGAAGTGCTGAAATAATTTTAGGGTCAGGTGAGGGAGCAACAATTTGTAAGGTTGCAATTTACATAAAGGATACTGCCGGGGGTTCAAATAATATTCGAGTAGGATTCATGGGGGATAGTGCCGGAGTTCCCGATGGGTCGTATATAACAAATGGTTCAAGCGATTGGATTGCTGCTTCGTCTGTAGGATCAGATTATGCGTGGGTAGAATTTACATTTTCTACTAATCCAACATTAAGCCAATCAACTACATATCATCTGGTTGCCGAAGCAAGTACCGTAGATACAAATTATTTTTGGAGAATGGATAATAATGATTCTGGGATTGATGGCGGTTATTCAGGTGCATCAGATTGTTCCAGTGATTGGACTAACAGAAGCGGTGATGGCTTTTACTTTAGGATATACAAATGAAAAAAATATTTCTATTACTATTTATTTTGGTTTTTTCTTCTCCCTGTTTCGGTGCGGACTATTTTAGTTGGTCAAGCCGGACAGACCGAAACGGTAATGCGGCGGGTATCTATGCAACGACTCCCTATCCCGTAATCGAATCCACCAACTCTTTTGAAATTACCCACAAGGATGAAGGTAATGTTACCTATACAATTAGTTCACGGGTTTTTGTAGATGGTACTGCCTGTGCTAACGGCTGTAGCAATGGTGATACAGACTATACCCCTGGTTCACAGACTTGTGGGGCTGGCTCATACACGGTGTATGATACCATAGCCCATGCGCTTACAGGCATTGGTGCGGGAGAACATGATGGGGTTGCCATTCTGATCAGGGATGGAACCTATACTTTATCAAGCAATATCTCGCTGTCAGGGCATTATGGCAAAGATAATACAAATAGATTATATATTATAGGCTATAACCAGGAACGGCCTATACTTGATGGCGATAGTGGCACAAACTATATTTTCAGTAGGCAGGACAGCACAAATGCCAATGCCTACATCACCCTGCAACGATTGAAGTTGTACGACACGATGGCAACAGGCTTGCGGCTCGGAAATGCTGCTGGAATGGACAATTACTTTAATCTACTTGATGTGTGGTTTTATGAATGCGCTGGTCGGTCAAACATGGTAACTGGCACACACACAGGAGGAATAAGTGATACCGTTTTGACAGATAGCTCAAAAAGTTGGCTAACAAATCAATATAATGGATATTATCTTAGAAACACCTCTGCTGACAATGCTGGCACCGGTACGATAACATCCAACACATCTAATACCGCAACGTGTAGCGGGGGAGGGCTGAGTTTTGAAAATGGGGATTCGTATGTAATCTATTACTCTGCTGATTCTAACTGTTATTATTATAATGCTGATAATGGGTATATAAGTCATTGCACCTTTGAACGGTCAAGTTGGCACGGGCTTAAGGTCGGTGATGAATCTGATGATTGTATCATCGAATGGAGCGTATCAAAAGATAATGGTTATTGGTCTGGCATTGACCCTGCTATAAACTTTAATGAGTCTGTTGGGATTGACCTTCCAAGTGATGCTAATGCTTCAGGGAATACGGTGAGGTATAGCATCGTTTATAACTGTAATTATCACGGTATTGCATTCAGAAAAAACACTAACTTTTCCTGCCATCATAATGAAATTTATAGTTGGGGTCATCGTAATGATTTAATTGGTAGGCAATCAAGTGGTACGTCCTCAGTGGGAGTATCTATGTCTGGTGATGACACCTATGGCAGTTTATACAGTAATATCATCAGGGATATTGATTCCGATGAAACGCTTGGGGTCGCTTTGGCTATTAATGCCGACAACTCTGAAAGTGCTGTTTACACAATTTATAATAATTTGATTTATGGGGTGTACCCAGGAACATCTACAATAAAAATCAGCTCATACCCTGATACTGGCGCGACCGTATATTACTACAACAACTCCCATTATGTAAGCACTGGCAGTGGTGATGAGATATTAATTGATGAGAACGGATCAACATCGAATATAAAAAACAACATTTTTTATCAGTACGGGGTCGGTAACTGTGTAGATTATGTTGCTGCAACGGTCAATGATTATAATCTGTATTACTACCCATCCGGTGCCGAGGGAAGTGATGTTGACGGGACGCACGACCAAGATCCCGCCAGCCAAAATTTTTGGGTGTCTGTCCCATCAGGAGCATATAGTGGGGATGAGGGGGCATTAACCCGCAATGGTGATGCAACAAACAATGGTACAGATTTAAGCGGCACATTTACGGATTCATTCAATGGGATTACCCGTGGAGCATCCTGGGACATCGGCGCATACGAATATTATCCCGGTGCTTGCATCATATGGTAACCAGACCATACCAATTTACAGTGGCACACTTAATTTTGAATAGGAGACACACATGAAAACCTTTTGGATGATTTTGGCAATTCTTTTAGTTCCCGTCTTTGCATGTGCAGGAACTGTAACTCTGGCCGTAACGCCATCGACTGACGATGGGCAGGTTGACTACTACGTGGTTGAAGAAAATGGCTCAGTATTGGCTCAAACGTGCAATCCGGGATGTACAGAGATACAGCTTTTGAATCGTGATGATGGAGCTTACGCTTATCGTGTGGGGGCGGTGCAAGAATATACACTTGGCTCTGATCCCACAATTTTACAGAAAGTCAATTGGTCGGCAGTGCATAACATAACGGTAAGTTGTTCCGCACCGGCTGACATTGACTCGCCGGATATTACTGATGGGATAGTGACTTGTCCATAAAAATTATATTAGTGGGTTTATTGGTTATCCTATTTTCATGTATATCGGTAGATAGTTGTAAACCGAAAAAACCGAAAAACATTGATCCTCCTAATGTCATAAGTATCGATGTGAGTTGTCCATAAGGAGAAAAAAATGAAAAAGTTGATTTTAGGATTCTGTTGCATAATTCTTTCAGCTTGTGCGTATGCAGACCTTGAGGAAAGGGTTACAAGGTTAGAAAAGATAAGTATGCCCACTGTATTAACTGAATTGGCAGGGGCTAATGCCAGATGGCGTGATGGCCGCACTACTCAGGGGTCAAGCAATGTAGATGAAATCACCGGGATGTCTGATGGGGATTGGGTCATTGTTGTTGAAGAAGATGGTGCCGATTCAGACGTTTATTTTTATACTTATGACGCTGGTGCTGATTGTTCTCCTGCCGCAGATGGTTTACAAAGGATAGATGGAACTGGCTCTACTGATTGTTGGCATCGCCTGGATTTTAACTTTTTTGATAATATAGTGCATAAAACAGACGATTACACATTGACTATTGCAGATTCTGGTAAAGTATTTACTAATGCAGGTGCCAATCCTGCAGACGCCACATCAGTTGATTTTACCTGCCCTTTATGCAATGAAAGCAATGAAGGATGGAAGGCAGTAATTTATAACATGGATACAACGTATGATTTGCGAGTTGTTCCAAATGCAAGTAATTCAATAAATGATTTTTCTTCTGGTGAGGATGGTGAATATATTAGTGCTGATGAAGTGGTGGGTTCGGCAGTGAAAGTGATGTGTTTAAAGGGTGATGATGGTACCTATGATATTTACACTGGTGGTTATATAGGAACTTGGAGTCAAGAGGATTAAAAAGGTAATTTGTAATGGCAGACAATAGTTGGATATATACTGCTGATGATGTATTTGTAAATACTGTTGACGACGTATGGGAACCGATTTTATTAGCTTCTGCTGACATTAGTCATACTCACTCATTAGATACTACTGCTTTAACTCAAGCCAACGTAATATCTCCTGCTAATATCGAACATACTCATTCTTTAGACGTTACAACAATAGTCTATAGCCTCAATCCCGCTGACATTAGTCATACTCACTCATTAGATACTACTGCTTTAACTCAAGCCAACGTAATATCTCCTGCTGATATCGAACATACTCATTCACTGGATGAAACAACAGTTGAATGGAATTATACTTTAACAGTTGCTGATATCGAACATACTCATTCACTGGATGAAACAACAGTTGAATGGAATTATACTTTAACAGCTGCTGACATTGAACATACTCATTCACTTGACACTACTACTCTTGTACAGGCTAACATTTTATCTCCCGCTGACATCAGCCATACTCATTCTTTAGATACTACAACAATAATTTATAGCCTTAATGTAAATGATTTAAGTCATACTCATTCTTTAGATACAACTACGGTTGATGAGAATAATATTTTATCTCCCGTTGATATTAACCATACTCATTCTTTAGATACAACGACAGTCGTTGAGAATAATTTATTATCTCCAAACGATATTAGTCATACTCATTCTCTTGATACAACTACGGTTATTTATAGCCTTAACGTAAACGATTTAGAACATACTCATTCACTTGATACTGTATCTGTCGATGAAAATAATATATTATCACCTAACGATATTAGTCATACTCATTCTCTTGATACAACTACTTTAATTCAACACCATATTCTTATTACTGCTGATCCTGGCCCAGTATGGGTGCAACAAACCCATTCTTTAGATGCGACTACAGTTGATGAAAATAATATTCTTTCTCTTAACGATATTAGTCATACTCATTCTCTGGATACAACCACTGTTGAGCAAACTCATTATATACTATCTTCTGTTGATCTTAGTCATACTCATTCTCTGGATACAACTACAGTTGAACAAACGCATTATATTCTTTCTCCTAATGATATTGAACATAGTCATTCTTTAGATGTAGGCGATGTAATTTATAGCCTTAATCCTGCTGATATCTCTCATACTCATTCTCTTGATACATCATCAGTTGATGAAAATAATATTCTTTCCCCAAATGATATAAGCCATAGTCATTCTCTTGATGCAACAACGATTGTGTCTGAAGGTATTATAAGCACGCAGGATATTTCTCATACTCACTCTTTAGATACTACAGCTATTGATATAACTAATTCTTTATTTTCTCCTAATGATATTAGCCACACTCATTCTTTAGATAGCACTACGGTTGATCAAGTTCATTATATTATTTCTTCAAATGATATTTCCCACACTCATTCTTTAGATACAACAACTATTGATATAACTCATTATTTGTTATCTCCAAATAAGACAAAATACGTTCATTCTTTAGACGAACCAACAGTTGTTATAACTCATTCTTTATTTTCTCCTAATGATATTAGCCACGCTCATTCTCTTGCTACAACTGCGGCTATAAACCATGATCAAGTTCATTGGATTTTAACAACACATGAAATTTCTTATACTCATTCTTTAGATACAACGACAGTTGAGCAAACGAACTACTTGTTATCGCCTGCCGATATTTCTTATACTCATTCA